AGCTCCATTTGTTCTTACATGCAATTCCCCATTACCATCAACAACTACAAAGTTAGTCAAACTTGCATCCGTATCAAGAGTATCGATGGTTACTTTACCTGCTACATGAAGCTTGGTTGATGGACTTGCAGTACCTATACCAACATTACCATTATTTAGAATTGTTAATTTATTATTATAACCGCCACCTGCATAAGTATAAAATTCTACTTTTTGTGCAGCTCTTAATACTATTGAATTAGTCGAATGGGCTGCGGTAATAGTAAGGTCATTACTACTTGCATCTCCCGCTTGGTTTGTTAAAGTTATATCAGCACCAATAATTGATCCAGACTTACTAAAGTTAAACCCTTGCCCGAAAATATTTCCCCTAACATCTAACTTAGCAGTCGATAAAACAGCCGTTGTGCCTATACCGACATTACCATCACCTAATATAGTTATACCATTTGTTTGAGTAGACTGGGTGTATATTTTAATAGCATTATTTTCAATATTATTAATAAATAACTCTGCTCCATTTAAACCTATTCTAGAACCGTTTGATGTTCCGTATCCAGTTGTACTGTTATGAAACCTTAATTTATTATCAACCCCAGACACTTCATGTAAATCCAAGCCAGTCATTTCAATTACAGGAGCATCAAAAGCTGTTGTATCTGTAGTGTAAACGCTGCCAGCGGATAAGCCGCCAAAACGGTTAGAAGCAAGATAATCTGATGAATAACCATAAGCTTTGACTGACACTCTTATTCCATTTCCTGTGCTTACTCTATGGGCTATTGTAATGTAGTATTGACCAGTAGTTGTGTTAAAATTAATTCCTTCTATGCCCCATTGACTAGAGATTGCCCCATAAACAGATGTATAATAATTTGTATTATCATAAATTTGTGAAGTATAATTTCCTGAAGTTCCTCCCGGGACGTTTAACCCAACTGAAAACACTTTAGTTAATTTACCAGTACTTAACTGGTTACTATAAGTAGAAGTGAGCGTTACTTCTAAATACCCCCAAAACAGAGTTCCGTTAAAATAAGGAAAAGATATGTCAACTTTTTGATTAGCTGTAGAGTTAGGGAAACTAATACCAAAAACTTTTTCTGCTGTATAGGAATTAGTACGAATAGATGTTCTATTATTATCTAATCCATAAGCTGGGGTTGTTGTACCTATACCAACTTTACCATCAGAAAACACAAAATCACTTTCAACAGTGGCATTAGGAGCACTGCCATTCAATGTGATCACACCGTTATCTGTTGATCCCGTTAAACTCAATAAACCTGAAGAACCAGATGAACCACTTGATCCAGATGAACCACTTGATCCAGATGAACCACTTGATCCAGATGAACCGGAATTACCAGCATTTCCATCTACACCTGAAGTTCCACTAGTTCCAGATGAACCACTTGATCCAGATGAACCACTTGATCCAGATGAACCACTTGATCCAGATGAACCACTTGATCCAGATGAACCACTTGATCCAGATGAACCGGAATTACCAGCATTTCCATCTACACCTGAAGTTCCACTAGTTCCAGATGAACCAGATGAACCACTTGATCCAGATGAACCAGATGAACCACTAGTTCCTGCAGTTCCACTAGATCCATTTGTCCCGCTAGATCCATTTGTCCCGCTAGATCCATTTGTCCCGCTACTTCCAGAAGTTCCAGACGGCCCAGCAGCAGCATTTAAGTTTGTATCCCAAGAAGAATAACTACCAGTTCCCGTAATAGAAATAACATTTAATACTAAAGAACCATTATTTATGTTGTAAGAAACAACGTGACCATCAAAACGATTAGTTATGTTATGAGAAACTAAAACAGATTGACCATTTGTATAACTTAAAGAATTGCTTGTGATTAGCGTGGTATTAACTCCCACAGATAAACCAGATAAATTAATCGAACTAGTTGATTCCCCAACATATGTTGAAGAAACGCCACTAGTTCCACTAGTTCCACTAGTGCCAGAAGACCCACTAGTTCCTGCAGTTCCACTTGTTCCAGATGAACCACTTGATCCAGATGTTCCACTTGATCCAGATGAGCCACTTGATCCAGATGAACCAGATGAACCAGAATTACCAGCAGTTCCATCTACACCTGAAGTTCCACTAGTTCCAGAAGAACCAGATGAACCACTTGATCCAGATGAACCAGATGAACCACTTGATCCAGATGAACCAGATGAACCAGATGAACCACTTGATCCAGATGAACCACTTGATCCAGATGAACCACTTGATCCAGATGAACCACTTGATCCAGATGAACCTGAAGAACCAGATGAACCAGAATTACCAGCAGTTCCATCTACACCTGAAGTTCCACTAGATCCAGAAGAACCAGATGAACCACTAGATCCAGAAGAACCAGATGAACCAGATGAACCACTAGATCCAGAAGAACCAGATGAACCAGATGAACCACTAGATCCAGAAGAACCAGATGAACCAGATGAACCACTAGATCCAGATGAACCACTTGTTCCAGATGAACCACTTGTTCCAGATGAACCACTTGATCCAGATGAACCACTTGTTCCAGATGAACCGCTTGATCCAGATGTTCCACTTGATCCAGATGAACCACTTGTTCCAGAAGAACCTGAAGTTCCACTAGTGCCAGTTCCAGAAGCTGCGATTGTTCTCTTATGGACTTCTCCGCTACCATCAATAACTAAAAAGTTCGTCAACGAAGCATCAGTATCAACAGTATCGATAGTTACTTTACCTGCTACATGAAGCTTGGTTGATGGACTTACTGTACCTATGCCAACATTACCAGCAATATCAATCATCATTTTGCTATCCGAAATAGTAGCGCTATTTTGATCATTTGCTGCATCTACAAGAAAATGTAACTCTTGCCTTGCTTGGCTGTCTCCGATTGCTTTAGCCGCAATACCGACTTTTCTATAATTATTATTATCAGGTTCAGAGTAACCTAACGATATTCCACCCCAAACACCATTAGTATTGTTTGAGCCTTGACCAAAATGACCTATAAACGATTCAGCAGAACCATTTACTTGAAGTGGATTATATGGAGTAGTAATACCTATACCAATATTATTACCACTATCGATAATCATAGCAGCATTAGCAAGATCAGTATCACCAATAAAATTGCCGGAAGAATTATCGCTAAAACGAAGTGATAAACCAGCTTTTTTGTTTTGAGCATCGACGCCTAATTGAAAGTAAGAGGTTACATCAAAAGTATTTTTAGCATTTATTTCTATCCCCTTACAATTAATATCCGTATTAAAATCATTCTGAAATCTAGCTAAAGTGTAAGTAGTGGCAATGTCAGCGCTAGTACGAAGCTCCCCTGATATGTCTAATTTTACAGCAGGGTTAGTAGTATTTAACCCAATATTTCCAGATTCATCTTCATATAAAGCAGAATGCGTTACTCTAGTTGCGTATTCATTTCCAGATCCGCTAAATTTGGGAATATAACCGCTTATTCCAGAGCCTCTTATTTCATCTCTGAAAAATTGATTGAATGCACCATCAAATGCTCCACTAGTGAAAACCACAGAATCAGACCAATCAGAATAAAAATCATCTGTATATGACCTTACTTTTATTTCATAATTTCCGCTATTCGTAACAGGAATCACAACACTTGGCTCAACTATGCTCACAACATCACAAGATCCAGTTCCAGTCGGGTATGTGTAATCTATTCTTTCAGCTACAAGCACTCCGGTGTAATCATCATGATATTCTATACCTGTTATATATTCGTAGCCAGTTCCAGCCTGTTGGTAATAGGATTGATATTTTCCTGACTCAGGAAGAAACTGAAACGAATCTTGATCATTATCATAATAATAACTTAAATACAACTTATTAGAAGGTAACGACCCACTAGCAAAATCTACCCTTTTGAGATCATTTGCGGCACCGGTACCAAAAACACCAGAAGGAAATTTGCCTTTTGCATCCAAAAAGATGCTATGATCAACCCACTTAACACCACTTGCCCCAGAAGGAGAAAAAACTGGATCATAATTTTGACCAGAATAATATAAGTTTTTTAAACTTCCTGTGTAATTTGCTCTAAAAGCTCCAGACCCATAAGATATGTAAGCTATATCAGTAGTTACATCATTTGTTGGATAATAATATTTAGAAGAATCTGCTTTTCCGCTTTCAGAAACGGACACTTCATAATTAACTAAATTAGTTTTAGGACTAGCTGCCCAATGCAAAAATACCCCTCCGTCAACATGGTTGTTATAATTATCATAATTATAAACTAATCCACCACTTATAATATGAGCTTTGTTATCTAATACAGACGGATCAAAATTACTTGGTTTAATTTGACCTAAATAATAGCTTTCACCAGTTCCGTATAAATCAGAAGCAACTAAACTGTAATGATATTTTTCATTTTTCTTAGGATAATATATTATATTTTTTGTCGCCCTGTAACTTTTTATATCTATAAAAGCATCAGTTCTTTGAAAAGCAGTAGTAAAATTATCAGAAACATATAAATTATAACTTAATAAATTTTCACTACCAGATACAGAAACATTAATTTTATTATCAACGGTTACGTCAACGCCACTAAAAGAATTCTGAGGGTATTTAAGATCAAATACAGCAAAATCAACATTATCATTTAAATCTATTACAGATAATTTTAATTTGAAATTTCTTAAGTCTGCGACTCCGCTCTCACCTTCAGCTAAAGAATTAGCTAAGTCTTGAAGGTTTAAATTATCAACATTGAATACGTTTTGTTTTTTATTTATATCAAAAAACGTTAATATTTGAGGGCCAGCCCCAAGTAAATCTAAATTTAGATATTTTACGCTTGATAAATCATTACCTAAAGCTTCATTTGTTAAGGAATCGTAAAGTTCCCAACTAATATCATTACTTTTTATCGAGCTAAGAACACCACTTGCAGAAATCGTGCCTTCAGGTATGCCACTATAAGAAGTGTAGACATCTTTTATATCAAAAGTTCCAGATAAATTTCTTATCTTTACATTAACATTTGATGAATCTATACTGTTATCTATAATCATGTCAGTAACTGGTAATCTTTACCTATTTTATACACTGTTATATCTACGGCTGATTCTCGATAATCTCTTTTCGAATAAACTACAGTATATTGAGTTTTCGCATCTTCCTTTAACCACCTAAATGAAACCCTTTTACCGGATAAGCTAAAAGAAGCTAATAAACCTATAATATTTTTGTCTTGCTCCGAAGTTATGACCTCTCTATTCAAACATTCTGAGTAAAAAGAAGAAAGAGAAAGAGTTGCTGAATAAAAAGTTTCAGCATAAGAAGATTTTTCTAGAAACTCCGCGCAAAAAAGATAATCATAATTTGATGTATATTCCCCATGAAAACCTGCCGCAGGGCCATCGCCTAATAAAGCTTCGTAAAGAAAATCTATATCTTGTTTATCCTCGGCGTCACCAAAAATAGTTGAATCGTTAACTTGAGACAAAAGATCTGTAGGTATAAAATCAGTATTAGATAGTTCAGAAGCACCGCCACCTTCTTCATCTATCAAAGCTGGTATAATTAAAGGCTTATCAAATTCCATATAATCAAACTTGCTAATATTGTATTCAGAAGCCACTATATCAAATTCGCCGTTTTCTTTTTCTTTTATTTGAGCAATTCTATATTCTTTAAAATAAGTAAAATCTGAGCCATATTTCTCTTCGAAAAACCATAAAGAATTATTTCTTATCTGAGCGAAAGCTTGCTTATCTTCTAAAGTTGGCAATTGCAAAGTCACTTGAGTTCTAAAATCATCATCAGTTACAGATACTTCCACTTCATCAACTATAAAATTATACAAATAGCCTTTTTTAGTTTGATCTGACGAAATGACTTTTAAATCATCCAGCTCTGCTCTAGCAATCTGAACACTAATCCCATCATTAGGTTTTATAAAATCATATTTGTTATCTAAAGTTAAAGCGCGATTGACCGCATCAACGCTACTTATTCTTCCTGCTTTAGGGCCAGACAATTTGTACTGATCTGAAATTTTTATGATATTACCTACATTTAACAAAGAGGCTTCTTGCCCGGTAGTAAAAGATACAACATCTCTTTCAATTTGATTAGTTAATAAAAACCACCTGCCAATTCTTCTCGCTTGAGTTTCAGATGTTATACCGAAACCTAAAATTTCTCTCTCAATATAACCGTAATCTCTTATGCCTCTATAATCTTCTACATATATAGTTTTATCCCTAAAATTATCTGTCTCATCAGAGTAAACAACTTTACAAACAGTAAATCTATTATCTTTGGAAGATCCAGAATAACCAAAAACACCATCTTTTACGTTTGTGTTAGTAAAAGCATAAACTGGAAAATCTTTTTTATCTGAAGAAAAATTAACAACAAAGTTATTCCAATAAGCTATACCTCTAAAAATACTTGCTATATTATTAACGAGGTCAAATATTTGAGTGTCTTCAGTTAAATAGATATTAGCTCTAAATCTTGGCTCAAGTAAATCTAAATAACCTTCTGCAGAGAACACAATATGCGCTAACCCTGATTCTGGTACATAATTAATAAGCTCCTCTTCAGTGAAAAAAGGTAAATCGTCCTCATCTAGAAAACTCATTGTGGAAGTGTTTTCTAGTCCTTGAGAAAATTTAGATAAAGGAGAAGACGTATTGTCTCTTAAAACATCTGAATACTGTTTTCTAATTATCTCTTCAGAATCTAAACCCTCTAATTCATTTTCATTTCCTGAAAAAGATCCTCTTATTTTATCTGCACCCATCATTTTGGCTACATAAATCTGACGCTTTACCCTATCGATTCCAGTTAGATAACCTTTAAAAGATTTAAAATAGTATTCCCTAGCAATAGGATCATAAAATTTTAAACTTAACAAAGAAACAACCGTTTTTTCTCCATTAGCTTGGTTTGCAGAAAAAACTTCTTCGAAAGAAACGCCAGCTAAATTACTTGAACCTGCGTCCCAACTTATACATACCGTATTTCTATTTCTTTCTTCTCCCCCTATATCACATATACCTATACCCACATATTTAGATGCATTGTTAGTAGCAACCATTCCATCACAAAATTTAGCTATCTCATAAGCTGACCATTTATTAAGAAAATAAGTGTCTTTTGTATATTTTCCTAAACCATACCTTTGATTTGATAACACATCATATAGAATCCAAGCTGGATTATCAGTCCATCTTAACACTGGATCAAATTCCCCATTCCAAGTTCCCCAATACTCTTTGGTTTCTGGATCGTAATTATTAGGTACTTTCACTTTTAAAAGCCTTAAGTCATAACTTCTATTAGGAACTTGAGAAACACTTCTTGCATCTATTTCATTCAAAGCTACTGCAGAAAAAGGGTAATAAAGTTTAGCTTTATGAACCTCTGTAACAGAAACCATACTCACGCTTCTTTGATTTTTTGGATCTTTTGCACCAACCCTTTGGGTAAAATTATACATTTGAACAACCGGAATTCTTTTCATGTTAAAATCCGACACATCTAAATATAAATCAAACTGATAAGGAGCAGTTGCAACGCCTCTAACATGATGAGTTAAATATAGTAAAGAATCTGGATCGTCTTTATATCTTATAGATATACCAAAAGAAGCGTTATTTTGTAGCGTACGACCTTTTTTTAAAACAGAAAGAGAATTAATCCTAAAAGTTAAAATTAAGTATCTAGTATTTGCATCTTTTATTTCGTGAGTTACCCCAAAACATTCTGCAAATCTAGCTGGAGTAAATAATTTATTACATATTTCTTTAGCTTCTTCATACGTTCGAAGTCTAGTTTCCTCATATGGTCTCAGCGGAGGACCAAGAGCAACAACGGGCCACCCACTATCTTCCCTTGTTTTAGCGGCGTTAATTTTTTTGTTAGCAACAGAAAGAGCAAGCGAATGATGCACGAACGGCGAACCCAAACTGTTAGTTATTAGCGACGGCAATTCTCCATCTAAACCAAAAAGAGGCTTATCATAACCATAAGTAACGCAAGAATTTGCAAAAGAAAAATCGGCTTCATCCTTAAGAGCTAAAGGCCTTGAAGACGACTCAAAAGACTCTTGAACTGAAGAGCCGAAATTCATATTCACACTTGCTAAATTGTAATTAAATAAATCAGTATCGCCATCTTTAACAACTGTATCATTGTAATAAACTCCTTTTAATAATTCATCATTGTTGCTTTGAGACCTATTTGGTAAAACCTTTTCACCATATCTGTTGACCGGACCATCAATAGGACCTTCACCTATTAAATCTGTTATAAAAATTTTCCCAGCAGACTCTAAAGGAGTATGTGCCTCTTGCGCAGGTTTTGAGTAAGTTAAAAAGAGACTCTTTTCTAGCTGATCTAATATTCGTTGTCCTTCTGCCATACTATAATAGTTTCTAAAAATTTGTTCGCAATGTAATTAAATACTTGTTAAATCCCTGTTTACTTGCATAACATTAACAATTGGCGGAGCAACTCTTAACCTACCATATCCCATTGGTATAGGTGTATTTCTAGCAGCTACATTTGTTTTTCCTGATATTATATACGAAGAAGTTTTTACTTGTTTTGGATCTTTAGGGGTCATCATTTTAGCAACCAACATACTTATAGCCATAGAAATAATAATCGTAATTATCGTTTTTATGATAAAAGCAATAGTAACAAACTCGCACATCGCAACAACTGGTATTACATCTATGCTTTCACCCTCTTTAATCTTTTTATCCAAAACCTCAGAACTTTCTACAACTTGCCCATCAACCACAAAATAGCAACCATCCAAATCCTCGATCATTCTTTTTCTTATTGCTGAATAATTTCTGATATTTGCCTGTAGAAACTCGCAAACCTCCTTCCAAGAAGTAGCTTTTACTGAGTAAGTTTTCTTACCCAGCGCTTTTAAAATCCCATGAAAAGTAATTTTTTTCATATTTAGTATTTACACTTAAAAACTTCTTACTATCTATTATATATATTAAAGAATCAAGATTATAAACTTTTATAAATTTTAAGTCATTTTCTGAAACTTCCTCATTGTTTATGTGAGAATGAAAGCAGAATAAAATATCGTTTTTAAAATTAATAATATCTAAGTAAAAATCATAAGGAGGAGCATAAATATGAGAATGAAGATGCACAGATTGGAAAAAAGTTATAGAAAAATCTTTTTTTACATATCCGCCGCTCTCAAAAGGATCATTTTTTATAGAATTACAAGCTATTTTATCGTAAACTTTATTAAGTTCTGTATTCATACGGTCTTGTGCCGGGGAAACCTCCGTAAGGTAATGGAGATGACTCGCCACCTTGTTCATCGCTTTGTTGCTCAACATATTCGTGCCACCGTATTTTACATCCTTCTAAAGTTTTAGAGCATTCATCTTTGACCCAATTAGATCTATCAAATTTTGGATTAGTTGCTGACCCACTAATTGCACCTGTGTTTATGCAGATATAATAATCCCCCACTAAATCATCCGAAGAAGGTTGCACACTTTCTTTCGAAAAATCATAAGAAAAAATATTCTGGACAAGAACAAAATCTCCAGCGCTATAAGCTTTTCCAGTTTGCCAAATTCCTTCATTAGAAATTTCCCCTATATTATATTCCTTATTATTTAAAAATTTTCTATTATAAACATCAGCAACAGGAGCTCCAACGGTTGAAATTCTAGCGTTCCCTACTTTTTGAACAAAATTATTCCTCTTGCCATAAGCACAGCCAGCGCCTCTATAAACAAAAGAACATAAATTATCATTTATTTTTCTAGCAGGTAAAAACACATTCTCCATATCTAAAGGAGAAGAAAGCTCAAATTCTACAGAATATTTAGTTTCTGATTTTTTGTTGTTTATTATGTACGTGTCTGTAAAAAAACTTGGGCCATAATTAGGATAACTCCACCTATTCTTAAAACCATAAAACGGATTTAAATTATCAGGAAAATTAACATCATCTAAATTTCTTGCTAATATCTTCGTTCTTCGTATGTAACAGTTATTTAAGTCATTTTTATTTTTAATGTAATCACTAACTAAACCGTTAATATTTGCTATAACTATTGTAGGCCTAGGCAAAGCGCCTGAAGAATTAGTTTCTGCTCCAGCGAATTGTACAGGACAAGCTAAATATTCATTTCCTTCATAAATTAAATTTGCATTGAAATTTTTACCTGCATGTAATCTAAGAAAACCAACAGATGCATCTATGTAAACTTCAAAAAGCTCCATGTAAGTATCTGGATCTAAAGATAAGAGATCTCTTATTTGTGAAATATCTGACATAAATTATTCTTTCGTTAAAGCTTGTGCCGGACCATAAAGCGGAATTTGATTTGACATACTTTCATCATAATGTATTCCTGATGCAGTTATTTCTGAAGGAAATAAACTTTCATTTAAATATGCAGTATACTCTCCAGTTGGAGGAGTCACAGCTCCACCAAAAACAGTTTTCTTGGAATACTCTGATTTTAAATTTTGATAAATCATTTCTATCGCAGATTCTATAGTTCCATTACTGCCATCACCAGTATCGATATAAGCTAAAACATCGTAAACATTTAATTTAACGGCATCAAATAATTGATTATTGTATTTGTTGTTTTCGTCCCACTTTATTCTTGCAAGAGAGCCCTTAGGTAATTGGCCACCATCTACATAATCATTTTCAGCACAAAAGTTTCCAAAATAAATAAACTGAGTACCTGCCGCTTGCGTTCCCGCTGATTTAAAAGTTGAAGGCGTTACAAATTTAGATGACGAATTATGAATTCCATTCATACCCCAAAAATATGTGTTAGTTCGGGCGTTATATGCATGATGCATAATCATGAATTTATTTCTACTTTTAGCGTAATCTCTATCATAATTATTATAAGGAAGATATTTATAATCTTCATCATAAAGTCCTCTCTGAATTTTAAAATCATCTACTTTAGTTAAAGTAGAGCCAGCAATATTTGATCCTTGACCGATATTTGTAGTAAGAATCTTTTCGTCCAAACCAACCCTAAAATCATTTACCCCAAAACTGTCATTATACAGTTCTAGTCTATTTTGTTTTTCTATAACCCTAAAATCATGCTCATCTGATGCAGTTGGATCATAGGAATCATAATATCTATAAGTATCAAGCGAAAAAGTCTTGCCCCTAGAATCTCTAAAAAACCCACTTGCAGTTTCAAAAGCGGATGCATCATCTTTTATAAAATATCTAGTTAATATAGAAAAATCTAATCTAGCTCTGTTGTATTTATGAGTTTCATTAAAATCGGTTGACAGCACGTTGCTTCTGTAAGGGCTATTTGAAATAAAATCTTTATTATTGTAATAAAATTCAAACATAGAATCCATAGCTCCAGTTCTATATGAATTTTCATAAACATCACTAGAACTCACTAATTCAGGATCTAATTTTCTATCTTTATCATCATAATCGATTTCACAAACATAAAAAACTATTAAATTATCCCAAGCTGCTGCTCTTGTTTTATTAAATGTTTCTGCACTTTGAGACGAACCCTTATAATCAAAATTTGTTTGCACCCCTGATATAGGCAACCTAAAATAACTATTACTTGGCATTTGAAAATAATAAAGATTTTCATCTTTGTATTTATCAGCTCCAATAAACCCAACATTGTCATCATGCATCAATAAATGCCCCGAATTTATCTCCGCCCCATTTCCAGCCATGTATATTAATCCCGGGCCGTTTAAATTAGAAAGAGAAACTTTATGAGTAGCTGTGGCATTAATAGTCGATCCATTTATATCATCTATCCTACAAGAAGCATTAAAATTCAAACCACTACCGCTCAAAAAAATATTCATTCCTGTAAATTTATAATGTGGATCTGGAGAGTATGAAGTGCCGTCAACATAAGCTATATTAGTTATGCTAATATCTTGAGTAGTAGCGTTATAGTTAAAATCACAACCAAACCTTAATCCTGAATAAGGATAAGGAGACATTCTTCTGACTGCTTTACAATTTATGCCTTCTCTGCCGTAAATACCTTTTTCTGTATTTCCTAAAGCGTTATCTATGTTTACTACTGTTTGAGGCCTGTAAGTTATGTTTAATTTACCGCTCATTGGCGTAACGATTCCGGGACCACTCGGGCCAGTCGGGCCGCTTCCATAACTAGTCGAACCAGTTAAATATTTGATTGAAAAACCAGCGTTAGATTGACCGTCTACCACTTGAAAAATTTCATTTCCATCGTCAAAATTTGGAGGATAATTATCTAAATTTTTAGTATTAGAGTAATCAAACACTTTATCGGGCACGGACATAGAAAAAGTATCTGAACTATCAGTAAAAAAGTCTAATTTCCTTTGTTTAACCCATCTTCTTTTTGTGGGTTTTTTCCCAAGAGATCCACCATCTCCCCCTTTAAAGTAAAAAGCTTGACTTACATCTAAGTCTGCGCTAGGTGCAGGTATAGGATCTACAGGTATAGGTACATACGTTAAATCGTATTCACTTAATATATTATAACTAACTAAAAAAGGCATAATAAAATTGTTTAATCTTGCACATTGTTTGTTTGATCATCTAAAGTTTCTGTTCCAGCTTCTTCCGGCAAAGAAAACATTTGCTCTTCTAATGAAGTTAAAATAGCCATCTTATAACCAGCAGAACCACCTAAGCGAGTAGGTGCTTCTACCATTCGTTTAGAATTTACATCTATTCCTTGTAAATTATCTTTCGCTAACCCAGCACCTAACCCGCCATATATTTTATTGTAATTGTTAAAAAACTCTTCATTCAATAGCCCTTCTGGAGATGGTAGTAATTTTTTCATAAAATCTGCTTCAGTAGTATCATCTTTATAGTCATCAAGAATACCACTTACATCTAAATGGGAAAAACTACTTCCACCACCACCGCCTCCACCTATTATAGTAGATTCATCTACTACTAAATTTATATCCCCTGAAGCGCATACATAAACAGCAGTATTTCCGTCTAGACCTTCAGCTCCACCAGCGCCATAAACACCAACCCCTCTCATGTTTATCTCTAAACCAGAACCCATAGGGCTATAGTCTCCAGTTATAATCATAGACCCTAAATATTTTGAATCTATACCACTAGATCCAATCGATGTTTGTGGGGATATATTAAAAACTACTCCACTATAAAATTCAAAATTATCTGAGTAAACT